TGCCGGGCCTTCATCCGGTACTTCTCGGATTTGAGGTTGAGGAGGTTCTGCATGACCTCAACCTCAAAGTTGTCAATGGCAACTTCGCCACCTAGAATGACCAGAGGCTCGAATAGGGGATTGATTACACCTGCATCTGCCACGTAAGTCCCACCCACACCTCGATAGGCAACGGTGCCTAGTGATTGCTCCTGGTGATACCTAAACGCAGGACCATTGATAGTCCGCATAGGCAGAACCTCTAGGATAGGCGAGGACTCTACTATGATTTTGGTTACTGACCGTTCTATGATGTCCTGGCTGTGCTTCGCGGCTTCAAGGAGCGTAATATCCGCCATCCTACGCCGCCTCCTTTCTGCTATTTAGGTGAGTCATGGCAGCGTGATAGCCCTCAACAAGTGCCCTCAATTGAGGGCTATCCTTGCCTCGGACCTTATGTCGTTCCCATGCCTCCTGTTGTTGAAGGAAGCCTTCCCGAGCCAGCCAAGCCCTTGAGCATTTAAGCACAAGGAACGGTTGAAGGACCTCAAGTACATCCAAGGCATCATAACCCTGGACTCTCCATATCCACTGTCCTTGTGCCTGGCTAAGTCCACTCCAACCCCGTCGTGTGACCAGATAGAGCGAACCTCCAAAGTACGTATGAAGCAACTCAATAGGCTCCTTGGCTACCCCATTTGCAGATACGTATGGGGACACCTTTGGGGGTAAGTAGGCCTTCCTTAGCATAAGCCCAATCGAACCATCGGCATCAATGAAACCGGCGGCCCAACCTAACTCAGCTAATCCGAGAGCCTGCACCTAAGCCTCCTACTTAGCTTTTCTTCCGTTTCGCTTCTTCTGCGGCTAGTCCCTGCTCTAACTGAACAGTAGCATCCGTCTCCATTAGATTAGGTATTGCGCTATTCCTCCGTCCACCTGAGACCAACGCAGGCCGCTCACCATCTACCTCAGCCATGATTTCCTCGTTAAGAGTCTCCTTCTTCTCAGCCAATTCCTTAACTGAAAGTATGGAAGCCTCATGGGTAACCAAGGCCTGAAATACAGACTTCTCCCACTCCCGAATACCCTCAGCACCTAGATGCGTAAAGTGGTCAGGCTTAAGGCTTTCCTTCACCTCAGCCGAAAGGTCTGATCCCTCTAGCATACTGGATACTGAGGCCACCCGAGTAGCATAGCTGTAGATTTCCGAGGCCTGGGCGATTGCCTGAGCGTTAGGGGCTGTACCGGCTTCCTTGCGCTGCTGGTATCTGGCGTAGGCAGTAGCAGCTTTTTCATCACCTGCTATCTCCTCAGTAATCTGCTCTTGCGTCATCTCCGAGAAGTGTGCATCCTCGGCACGCTCTGCTTCCAACTGCTTGGCATTGGCCTCTATAGTTGGACGCTCACGTTCCAAGGCCGAAGTGACTTGAGCTACCGCTGCCCTATCGCTCCACTTGTTCAGGAGAGGTCCCAAGATAGGATGTTCGAGAAGTACCTTCAAGGATTCCTTATTTGCCGCAAGGTCCTTGAGTGGGTCCTCCTGCCCACCGCCTTCTTCACCTTCCCCAGGTTCGCCATCCCCTTCACCCCCAGGCTTAGCCTTCCCCTCAGAGACAGCTTCTCCATCCCCCTTGGCTGGAGGCTTCCCCTCAGAGGCCGACTTACCCAGGTCTGAAACGGAATCTTTACCTTCAATTATAGCTGGCACCTCTTCGCCAGCAATAGCGGCACCTAGCGCTGCCACTTCTGGGTCTACCTTAGTGGCATCTACTGGGTCTGGCTTATCTAACATCAGTGTCTCCCTACTCCCAGATACACTCTGAGCTGCTATATCAAGCATAGCACGTCTAGTCGTATCTAGTCAATGACTCTATGACAGTATTTTTAGATTCCAGCGCCCTATATACCGTCCGCTCACTTACACCCATAACTTGCATAATCCAACCTATAGAGCGACCCTCACTTAGCAAAAGGTTTATTTGCAGAGTCCACATACGAGCGCGAACAGACTGCCTACCATGTGAGAGTTCCTCCTTACATACTGGCAATGGACAGGTCAAACAGGCAGAGTATAGCTCACAGCCTGTATCCCAATAGTGGATATTCTCAGGCAGTATATCCTCTACAACTGGAGTAACCATAATTACCTACCTGACCTCCCACCTCTACCTGACCTCCCACCTCTACCTGACCGACTTGGTCGCTTGGCAGGAGATAGTCCGTACCACTTAACTAGAAGTGCATCTGCACTAGGATGGGTTAGCCTATATCTGTTGCGTAGCTTAGCCACTGTGGAGGTCACGCTGCTAACCACAGCTAGCCTAGGCAAAGTGCGAGATACCTCATCCAGGGAAACCCCTGAGTCAAGGAGTCCTTGCTGCTTGGAGACAAGGTAATCGTTCAGGCTAAGGAACGGGGCGAACTCTCCATTCTCCCGTAGGCGACTCCAAACTAGGTCCTCAACAGCCCAATATTCATCTAGGTCTGACTGAGCCTTTCTAAACTCTCTAACTGTAGGTGTATCGAAGCGGCGTAGGTACTCTCTGACCAATTTAAGATTAGCAGGAGATAGACTTTCTAGCGTAGCATCTCTAGCAGCAAAGAACCTGTCCCAGTCTACACCACCTGTCATCAGGTTTTTGTAGTCCTCACCGTCAACACCGAAGTAGGCATCTATGGCAGCGTTGACACCTACCTTATCCTTACCAAACTTGAGTCCAAAGTCCTCAACGATTTGGTCACGGCGAGCGAAGAACTCTCCCTGACGAGACCTGAAATTGTCCTTCCAGATGGAGACGGCCATCTCGTTGTTGTTGAAGTCCGTATCATCCTCTAATTGGAGTTTCTCCTGCTCAACACGGGTTTCCTCCAGCCGCTCAAAACCCTCACCTTCCTTGGTCTTCTTCCTAGATCGGCTCTCAAGCTCTAAGCGCTCCTGGGCACCTTGTACTCTAGGGTCGGTATCTATGACAGCAACAGCAGGAGCATTTTCCTTGGATAGGTCCTCAAAGCTGTCAAAGTCAACATAGGGCTTTTCGCCTAATGCTCTCTTTTCCTGGAAGACTGATTCCCTAGCATCCTCAAAGATAGAGAAGGCCGAGCGAGGGAAGCTACGACCACCTACCGTTTCGGTTAGGCCTGCTAGGATACGCTGCTCTAGTGGCCCTCTAGCCTCTAGCAGAGCCTCAAGGTTCAGAGGTAGGAACCTACCTGTAGCATAGTCTAGTATCCTCCCAGGGTCATCTATAAAAGCATTAAGGTCTACCTCTTTACCTAGGAAATCCTCCCCCTCGATGAAGTCGATAAGTGTACCTGTAGTAGGAGCAGTACGGCTACGTAGGTAGTTAGCCAATGGGTTATCAAAGGCTGCCTCCTCCCAGGAGTCAAAGTCCCAACTGTTTTCTCTGAGTAGGCTACCTAGGAAGCCTAGTGTGGCTCTATAGGCACTACCAAAGCCATACTCGTTACCTCCAAGTGGAAGGGCTAGGAACTTGCCTCCAGACCCAGGGTCAATCCGTTCTACCGCCTCCTCATGGGAAAGCCCTGTAGCACGGGCAAATCCATAGAAGGCTGCAATACCCCCAAAGAGCATGGTGCCTAGGGCTCGTTGAGCATCTCTAGCAGGAACACCGTTGCTCATAGCCCAACCTAGCATACCGAAGACTGAGCGAGTGTAACGAGGTGAGTAGAGCAGGAAAGCTGACTCTACCTGACGCTGAGTGACTGACAGGCCTAAGCTCACTAGGTCAGTGGTGCCTAGTTTGGTCTTGACGTAGCCCATGAGGCGGAACAGTTCACCTTCTAGCTCGGCAGAGGAGAGCCCAGCCGCAGCACGGCCTGTAGTAGGTAATATACCTTTTGGCACTTTTCCAACTGCTGCCTCCTGTATCCTTGCCAGGCTATTGAAGTTGAATATACGGCTACCTTCAATGAAGGTCTCAAAGCCACGTGGGGCGGCTCCAAAGACAGCCTTGATGATATTAGCACCCCGAACACGGCCTAAGGCAGCAGAGCGTTTGGTTATCTCTAGGAACTCAATATTACCTAGACCACCACCATACCTAGCATACTTTATAGCCTCAGGGCTAGTCTTTACATACCTAGACCAGTGTTCAGGGGAAAACAATGAAACTAGAGAGTGGCCTACCGCACGGCTCCAGCTAGCAGGGTCAGTGGCTAGAAGTGTGGTACCTTGGATGAAGAACTGTCCCACGTCCATAAGGCCAGTAACGACGAACCTGGGAATGGATGCTATGTAAGTAGAGGCCCTTAGTCCTTTGCCTACCTTACCCCCTAGGCCAGGTCCTATAATGTCTTGTAGTATCTTGGCCGCTTCGGGCTCTAGTAGTTCCTTGCCAAAGCCAGGACCTAGCACCTGTTTGGCAGGAACAGAAGCACGGCGCTTCGAAGCTACAATGGCCTGAAGGTTGCTCACCTTGTTTTTGAGAACCTCAACCTCAAGTCGTCCAGCCTCAGTGGTGGGTTTGGCAGCTTTGATTTGAGACTTGAGGACCTTGATCTCCTGAGTAAGCTGCTTGATTACAGGTCGGCCTATCTTATCCTCCTTGATTACCTGTATGAGCATCTTGTCTCTCATCATCTTCTGGAGAGCACGGCCATATAGTTGAACGGTTTCAACAGGCCGAGTATAGGAGGTGCCTCTAGCTATAGACTCCTCCATTTCGAGGAATGACCTATCCTTAACAGGAGATTGTTTGA